CTTTTATAATACTATATACCCTGACATTAAGAAAAGAAGAGAAAATAATATACAGTCTTGGAAAGCCAATGCTAATAGAAACTTTGAGAGACTTAACAAAAAGAAAACTAGAAAAATAATTGTTGATACACTCAAGCAATATACAGACGGAGCTCCAGTAGATATAGATGTAATGACTCTTGTTGAGACTGTTAAAAACAGAATGAACTTTGACACACCAAGAGAAGCTATACAGTATATATTTAGTGAGGTTGCTGCTGTATCTGCTGAACCAGAAAGAGAGCTAGACTTATACCATCTAGAGTATCTTTATGAGGATGCTATATTTAAACACTCTGCTACAGGTCAGCTAACTACAATCGCAGAGGGTGATTTTAAATTTAAGGATGGCCTTTATAACATCAAAGATCAGGCAGAGGTTGACAGAGCTCGTGACGTACAAAACGCTATAAATGCTGATAACATCTTAGCAAATCAAGAATATAAAGCATTACAAGATTTGCACCCTAACGGTATACCTCCACAAATAGAAAAAGAGTTTTTACGAGATACAGAACGTAAGTATCCACACTTTGATGCTACTAAATTAAATGGTAACAATGCTAGCATAACAACTGGTGGCGAGTATCCTAATGCTGGTCAGCCTGATGCTACTAATCAGTACTATAAAGATTTAGAAAATGCACTTGTAGGTACAGGCCCAGAAAAACTACCAATGTCAAATGACCTTAGATTTCAAATAGATAAGGCATACGGTGATCTTCAACGTCGAGTAGCTAACCAAGTTGCTGTTGGTGTTGAGCCAGAGGTAGCTGAAAGAAATGCGTACAAACAAGTTGAAGCTAACTTATTAGCAGGCAAGTATACATTATCCGCAGTAGAAGAAAGACAAGGCAGATCTATTAGTCCAGCAGATATTAGTGATGACAGAAATCTTTTACAGTCTGATACAAATACAGTTAGATTTAATAATAATTTTAACTCTATTGCAGAAAAGAAAGCACTTCTACAATATAAAGCACATAAGTTGTATGGTGATGTACCATTTCCAAACTATTTTAAGGGTGTAGTTAGAGGTACAAAAATAAATGCTGAGGACTATGCTGAAGATAGGTTTACATCTATGGGTGGCTATGATGCTACAGGTGAAATTGCTCAAAGGTTTACTCCTAATGAAGACGGGATTTTAGTTGATAAACAGTTTGGACTTACTAAGGAACAGCTAAACCAGTTCAATATAAAACCACACCTAACTAAAACTAATGTTAACATGCTACAAGATCCAGAACTAGCAGAAAAGGTATTATTAGGTTTTAGAAAAGAGGGCAACGT